ATGCCGGCCCCGGACTGGACACCACGGCAGTGCGCTCGGCGCTGGACGAAGCCGGCGGCGACACCGCCCTTCTGCGGCTGGCCAAAATGTGGGAGGACACGCCCACCCTGCGCGGCAAGAATCAACTGGTCGAGCAGTCGCTTACGGACAAGCTGGGCGACACCTGGATGTACGTGTACCAGTCCAACCTGCTTAACGGGCCGCTTTCCTATGGCGTGAACATCGCGGGCAACGCCATGTTCGGCGTGCTGCAGCCGGTTGAACGCATGATCGCAACTGGCATTGGCAAGGTGCGCACGCTGATGCCGAATGCAAACCCGGACCGTTACACGCTGGAAGATAACTACGCGGTCATGCACGGCCTGACCAACATGATCATGGACGGCTGGGACTTTGCCGCGCATTCCCTGAAAAACGGCGGCGAGGTTATCGGACTCAAGGCCGACCAACTGGCGCGGGGCAATCCCCTGACGGCTGACAATTTCAGCGACGTGCCGCTGACGATGTTCGGCAAGGAGGTATGGCGCACGCCTGACTTGCGCGATACCTTTGCCGGTCGGTTCTTGGACGGCCTGGGCTTTGTGCAGTCCATCCCGTTCAAGGTGCTGTCCACTACCGACGAGTTTTTTGGCGGCATGGCCTCTCGCTGGAAACTGCATTCTGAGGCGTGGACGTTCTCCAACAAAGAGTTTGACCGGCTGACTGCTGCCGGCATTGGCGAGGACGAAGCCAAGCGCGAAGTGACCCGGCAAGTCGGTCAACTGTTGTACGAGCGCCCGGCGCAGATGCAGGCCAGCATCGAAGAATTCCGCAAGATGGTCACTTTCCAGACTGATCTTGCGGATTACCGCGACGTTCCGACCGGCGAGTTTTACTGGCGGGCCGCGCAGGTATTCCAGAACCCGCTGCTCAAGGTGATCCAGCCTTTCGTTAATACCATCACCAACATTTGGATTGAGGGAACAGCCCGCACGCCGGGGCTGAACTTTATCAGCCCGCGTTTCTATGACGACTGGAACAAGGGCGGACGCGACCGCGACATGGCCGTGGCAAGGCTGGCTATGGGTGGCAGCGCCATCACCAGCTTTGCCGCGCTGAACATGCAAAACCGCGTGACTGGCTACGGACCCAGCCAAGTCGAGGACCGGCAAGCCTTGGAGCGCCTGGGCTGGCAGCCTTACTCGCTGGTGTTCGACAAGGACGAACTGTCGGAGGCCAGCATCGAAGCCCTGTCCAAGATCACCAAGGTCGGCGTCGGCCCGGACAAACTGTACGTGTCCTTTGCCCGGTTTGAGCCGGTTTCCATGCTGCTGGCGATGGGGGCTGACGCGGCCGACGCAGCCAAGTTTCACCGCGGCGGCGAGTGGAATGAGGACGCGATGGAGATGATCAAGACCGCCGCGTTTACCGCCAGCAACTACATGACAAACCTGCCGCTGATGCAGGGCATTGGCGAACTGATCCGCATTGGCCGTTCCCGCGCCGAAGATGGCGGCGAAAAGATGGTGCAGATATTCGACGCGCTGGCCAAGCAGTATGGCAACTTTGCGTTGACCGGCACGCCTCTTGTAGGGCTGGCCAATTCTTCGCTGGTCGCGCACGTCGAGCGCATCATGGACCCGACGCGCAGCAACACCATGCCGGACAAGATGGACGTGCCGTATGGCGTCCGGGCGTTTTACGAGAACCTGCAGCGGCTGCGCTCCCGGATCCCCGGCCTGTCCAAAGACGTGCCGCCCGCGCTGGATTCGCTGGGCCGGGAACTTAAAGTGGAGAACCGCGGGCTGGACTATTGGGCGAACTGGCAGCCGTTCCTGACGATGAAGGAAGGCAAGCGCAGCGAAACCGACGAACTGCTGGTGTCGCTGGACTTCGGCATCGACAACCCTTCGCAGACCTGGGACGGCGTGCGCATGTCGGCCACGCAGTACAACCGTTACAAGCGGCTGTACGGTCAGGACATCAAACTGGACGGCATGAACTTGGAACAGTACATCCCGGCCCTGCTGAAACAGGCCGACCAGGATGCACTGGTATCCGGCGAGGTGCTGGCCGTGGGCGACAAGCAAAAGCTGATCATGCAGGCGGTGACGAAATACCGCCAGCTTGCCAAGCTGCGCATGCTCGGCACGCCGGACGGCGAACCGATCCCCGGCGCCGAACTTGGGCTGGCCGACGACAAAATCGAATTCCCGGAACTGCGCAATTTGATTGAGCGCGAACGCACACTTGGGCGCATTTATGGGAAATAATGTCAAAACTTCAAAGGTGACGCATGCCAATTGATATCACTGACGTTTCGCGCCGGGTCCAATACACCGGCAGCGGTACCGGGCCGTACAACTTCACGTTCCAAATTTTGGACGATGATGATGTCGCCGTGTACCGGAACGACACGCTGCTGACCAAGGTGACCGACTACAGCGTGACGATCAACGGCGACGGCACCGGGTCAATCACGACCGTGGCATCCATGACCGGGTTTACCGTGACCATTCTTGGCGCCCGGCCCTATGCCCGCCTGACCGACTTTTCGACCGGCGGCGATTTTTTTGCGGCAAACGTCAATGACGAACTGGACAGCATTTTAATTCTGATCCAGCAACTTCGTGCAACAATCAACCTCTCGGCAAAACTGGCACAAACCACCACTTTCAGCGGCAATTTGATTGTTCCTGACCCCGTTGCCAATCTGCTGCTTGGCTGGAACTCCACCGCGACCAGCCTGGAAAACAAGGCGCTTGCAGACTTATCGTTGACCACGGTTTCTGCGTTTATGGCCACGTTGCTTGACGACTCAACGGCGGGTAATGCGCGGACGACGTTGGGTGCGGCTGCCGATGCCGAAGTTGTCAAACTCACCGGCAATCAAACTGTCGCTGGCGTCAAGACCTTTTCCGACAAGCCGGTTCTTCCCGTTACTACCCCGACCGGCAATGAGGCCGCGAGCGCTGCTGCTGTTGCGTCTGCGGTAGGCCCCGGAGTGAAGCAGGGGCTGACTCTCAGCAACAACGTCACCGACGCCACGAACGATGTCGATGTTGCCGCCGGGAAAGCGGTGGACACCACATCAGCGGTGGTGATGAATCTGCCCTCGACGACGACAAAGCGGCTCGATGCGAACTGGGCACCGGGCACAGGAAACGGCGGCCGGTATTCGGGCGCGGCCCTTGCCAATACCAGCTACCACGGCTGGCTGGTAACAAAGGCAAACGGCGTTGACCCGGACATCTACTTTGCTCCGTCTGCTGTTGCCGCAACCGTTCTCGGCTGGCTGCAGGCTGAACCCGGCGGCTCGGCATACGCTCACCTTTGGCGCATCGGCGCCATCTTGCGTGAGTCTGGCGTGATTGTTCCGTTCGTTCAAAACAGGGCGGAGTTTTTGCGGAAGGCGACTGTTCTGGATGTGAACATCACGAACTCAACGACTGCTGCCGTAACCACGACGCTTTCTGTTCCAACTGGCATCAAGGTGGCTGCGCTGATGAACGTAGCCGCTGATGGTGATGGCGTTGGTAATGTCGGCGCTGTTTACCTATCTTCATTGGACGCTAACGATGAAGCCCCTAGCGCAACTGCCGCGCCCTTAGCCACTGCTGCGGCGTTCAATACTTCTACTGGCGATGTTTACGCCCAAGCCGCCGTTAAAACCAATACCAGCGCACAAATTCGCAGGCGGACGTTTACTGCCACCGGTTCATTCACGCGCATTGCGACGCTTGGGTGGGTTGATGATTTGATTTACGGAGCCTAACCATGTTTATTCAAAGACAGAACGGGAAAGTCATTGGTGTGTTTCGCCAGCAGCAGCCGGGTATTGCGGAAGAAGAACTGCCAGAAGATCACGCTGATGTTCAGGCGTTCCTGAATCCTGTGCAGCCTGTTCGCGCTGTCACTATGCGGCAGGCTCGCCTCGCACTTCACGCTGCTGGCAAGCTGTCGGCAATCGACGCGGCCATCGCACAGATCGGCGGCGCGGCTCAAATTGAATGGGAATACGCCACCGAAGTGCGCCGCGACTGGCCGCTGGTCGCGCAGGTTGCCGCTGGCCTTAACATGACAGAGGCCGAACTTGACGCGCTGTTCACGCAGGCGGCATCGCTGTAAGAACCGGACAACAAAAACTAGGGTTTTATGATGGCAACTGGTGCAGATGATGCGGCGGCGCTGGCGGCGCTGTGGAAGTGGGGTCTTGCCATTCTCGGCGCAATCGGGACCGGCGCATTCGCTGCGGTCAAATGGATGCTTGGCAGAATCGTCAAGAAACACGACGAGGAAATTGCCAGCATTAACTCGAAACTGACCAAGGTGGAGGGGCAGGTGACGGCAATCAATCAGAAACTCCCGGAGGACTACACGCCGCTGGAACGCTTTGAGGACTACGAAGAACGAACGCGGCAAAGCATCATTGCCCTGCACGGCAAGATCGAGGGCAGCGAACAGCGCCTTGCCGCGAAGATCGACGGCGGGCATCAACAGATCGTCAACCTACTGCTGCAACAGCGAAAATGAGCCTGATCGAAAACCTGACCAATCAGCTACGTCGCGACGAGGGCGAAGTGCTGCACGCCTATCAGGACCACCTTGGGTTCTGGACCATCGGCATTGGCCGCCTGATCGACAAGCGCAAGGGCGGCGGCCTGACCAAGGACGAAGCGGCCTACCTGCTGGGCAACGACATTGCACGGTTCACGAACGCCCTGCGCACCCGCCTGCCGTGGTTCGACCGGATCGACGAGGCGCGGCAGGGGGTGCTGGCCAACATGGCATTCCAGATGGGTGTCGAGGGGCTGCTGGGATTTCGCAACACGCTCGGCATGATTGAGCGCGGCGAGTACGACGCCGCGGCAAATGCCATGCTGCAATCCAAGTGGGCGCAGCAGACGCCGCAGCGTGCGGCCAGGCTGGCGCAGCAAATGCGAACCGGAGAATGGCAATGATGCAAGCACTGATACCTGTACTGGCGCCGATTCTTGGTAAGGTCGTCGGCAACCTGTTTCCGGATCCTGAGCAGCAAGCCAAGGCGCAGCAGGAAGTCATGGTGCAACTGATGCAGCACCAGTCGCAGATCGAAAACGCCGCGGCAACCATCATCCAGACCGAGGCCGCATCGCAGCACTGGCTGGCTGCCAACTGGCGGCCTATATGCATGCTGACGTTCTTGGGCCTGATCGTCGCCCGCTGGTTCGGCTGGGCGGCTCCGGACTTGTCCGAAGCTGAGTACATCAAGCTGTGGTCAATCGTGGAGTTCGGCCTGGGCGGCTATGTCGTGGGCCGCAGCGTGGAAAAGATCGCGCCAACCGTGGCCGACGCGATCAAACGGCGGTAAGCCGGTCACACCTTCAGCTTCCGTATGGCTTCGGCGTTAGCGTTGCATTCATCCCAGTAGGCCACGGCTCGTAAGTCTCCGCTGTTGCCGCAGTCGCATATGTCGCAAGAGCATGGGCGCGGTTGTTCGGGCGCAATTTTCATCGCCGCCATCTCTAGGGCTTCGTTGTGGATGGCTTGGGCGAAACGCTCGATATACGAGTTAAATGTTCGGGAAGGCGGAATAATCGCGCCAGATATAGCCCACACGCCATGCTCCCTCGCCAATTCCTCAATACGCTCCTTCATTGCTATCCTCGTTTGAACTTCATAAAGTTTTTACGCTGCCGCAGCCTAAACAGCACCGACCACTCAAAACGCCGCCACTTACTGCCCTGTGTCCATCGCCTGCGGTTGATTTTCACGTTTTCTCCTTGTTCAGTGCGGCGAGGGCATCGAATACTTGCTTTCTCCTAATAGCAACAAGACCGTAATCTTTTACTGGCGAGGTGCTTTCTTTTTCGTATTCCTCCGCCGCCCTAACCAAGCTCTCTAGTTCTTCGGCGTGGTTGACGAGGAAGCGTTCCAAATCAGTTACGGCAAATCCTTTTTCCTTGGTCGCCTTCTCGCGCAGGGCTTTTAGTTTGTCAGCGAAGGTCATTTGCATTTCTCCGCGTTAATTTTGGCGATTTCTACTTGATGCTTACCGTATGCATCTACGGAGCTAACAATAGCAACAGATATGCAGAAAAACGTAAACGCAGCAGCCATCCATCTACCTTCCATCACTCCCTCTCTTTCTCAATGGCGTCGTCGATGAAGGTGTCAAGGTCGCGCAGTTTTGCCGCATCGCTAGGGTGCCAGTTATTGAAAGCAACAAAATGTTGAATGGCATAAGGCTCGCTAAGGTGCCGCTTAAAAAACCGATACCGCTTTGCATCCGGCCCATCCTTCCGCAGTTCCTCTATCTCTTTACGCGCTGCGGTGAGTTCTTTGTTTACGCGATGGCTCGCCGGTAGTTGGGCGCACCATTCGTCTAGTGTCATTTCTCGCTGGTCACTCATCTCTAATCTCCCTCTCCACCTGAGCAAGCAGGGCGGCGGACATGAACCGCCACCATTCAACGTGATCAGCGTCAGGCGAAGCACCGGCAGCATGAACGTCGTAATTGCGCATTGGCCCAGACTCAGTAAGCATCACCGCACTCGGCTCACGCATCAGTTCCTTAATCCGCTTGAGTTCCTTGAGGCTGGCGAGGATGGCCGAGTGATGAAGCCTTGCGCTCTCTGTGTAAAGTGGGGCGTTGGCGCGGTTGGTTGTAAATGTAATCTGTTCATCAAGGCTAATCATTTCTTCCCCTCCTGCGGCTCCCATTCCGCTCTCTGTATTTGCTCAACCCATCTACGTTGTTTTTGGCTGTGATTTTTGCACCAAAGGCAATAACGATATTCGCCATCTATGGACCAGCGAGAATCATCGTTGACGAAATGCATGGAATGACGCGGGTCAATAGCGCATCGACCAATGGCAACGTAATCAGGCCAAAATTCAGTGATTTCTTTTGCCGCCGAAAGGCGTGTGTAGGCCCAAGATTGTTCGCCGCCACCATTGCAAAGAACGGCAATAAGTCTTGATCCAATGATAAGTTCACCGTCTCGCATCCCGATGTAAAGATCGCCGCACTCAGCGCGGAATACGCGGCTTGTCCACGCTCTGTGGCGGTGCGTTCTTTTTGTCAGCCACTTGAACAGGTTGGGGCTGTATTTGCTTCCGTTCTTTGGGTTAATTAAAGAAACATCTAGCCCGTTATGCTTCACTGAAAAATCAGATGTGGCGGTCACGACTTCCCCTCCTGGGCTGCGCGATGCGATTCCATTTCTTCTGGCGTGCTGAGTTCCGGATCGGGCGTCTTGTCGAAGTAGTCGCAGCCGTCGGTTTCACAGTAAAAATAAACGCCGATGCCGCCACCAGCTAGGCCATAACCGCAGCCGATGGAATAGTTACCGCACTTCGGGCATTTGGTGCTCACGATTTCCCCCTCCTGCGCGGCGCGGATTTTCCCGATTAGCGCTTCTGTGTCCTTGGCGTCTTTTAAAAACTTCGCCGCATCGCCGTCTTTATACGGGCCTATTACCCCAACCTGTGCCGCCGCGTTTGCGTTTTGATAGGCGTGATTCATAAACCGCCAGCACGCCATGCCTAGTATCCGCCATTCTCGCTGAGTGAATTCCGGCACCATCACATGCGACTGCGGCAGCTTCTCGGCTTCGGCGCGGAGGGCGCGGTCATCGTGGAAAGCCTCAAGCAGAGCGCGAATTGCTTTACGCAAAACTTGCTCTTGCAGCGGTGCAATCGTGGCAACAATAGATTCCACCTGTTCGTCAGTAATCATCACCCCTCCAAGGCTTTTTCAGCTTGAGCAATCGCCGCGGCAAGTTCTTCGTCGCGCCCTGCTGTCCCGCCTGATGTCTGCGCTGCAAATGACAGGCGTTTCAGCGCCGCCCGCAGCATCCCCTCGCGCTCGCCGGAGGGTGAGGTGGTGTAGAGGGGCGCGATTATTCGGCGCGGTTTGTTCATGCGCTCCCATTGGCGCAAATCCTTCTTTGTCGCGTTTTCGATAAATCCTTTTGCGCCAGTTTCGTCGTGCTGCCACATCCACGCCACCGGCTCCTGAGTTACCTGTGGCTCCTGCTGCGCGGTGAGGGCGGCGATGGCCATATCAATCGTGTCCAGTTTGTATTGCGTCAAGAAAGCGGAGTCAGATAGCGACCGCAACCGCTTCACCAGTTCTTCGTTCATTTAACCCCCTTCATATCAGTCAGCCCGCGACCTGAACCGAAGCACCGCCGGCATTGGCTGCTGTTCCCGCTTCTTGGCTTCCAGTTCCCTGCGCACCTTGGCAAACGTCTTGCGAATGTCCGTGTTGGCTGCCGGGGTGTACCGAAACTTTGGATCCAGGATTCTCGACGGCATGCGAATCTCCTTTCAGATTGATGGTAAAACCGCCCTGCCGGTGGCCGGCGCGGTCGATGGTGACGATGCCTTTGCGTTCAAGCGCCTGCAGCATCTTGGTGACGTTCTGCTTGCTGCAAGCCATGCTCTTGGCGATAGCGCCATGCGACGGCGTGCGCTGGTGTTCGCGCAGGTAAAGCGCGACGAAAGCAAGCAGTTCGTTCTGGCGCGGGGTCATTTGTCGGCCTTCGCTGCGGCCTTGCGCTCGGCCTCAAGCTGGGACGCGAACTTGTTGATAAACGAACCAGCCCGGATGATGGCCGTTGCCCCCATCCGGCTGATGACCTTGCTGTTGGCCGTCTTGAGGTCGTTGGCCTTGCGTTGCTTGGTGTCAGGCCGCAGCTTGCGCGAGGACATGACCATGCCGATGGCTTCCTCGAAAGCGGCGAACCAGGCTTCCGGCGTCGGGAATACCGCAAAGGGATCGTCGCGCCCAGGATGAAAAAACGAATAGCCAATCGCGTCGGTTGGGGTATTGACTGGCGGCGGCTGCCCCGGATCACCATCGCCGGTCAGCGGCGGCTCTCGCTGCCGCTCCTGCGCCTGCGCTGCGGGTTGCTGCGGCGCCGGTTCTGCGGGCGCCCTGCCCGCCCAAGCGGCAATGCGCCGGCCGGTTTCCTCGTTGATCGGCTGGCCAGCCGGGAACAGCGGCCGGTGCTGCTCCTGCAGCTTGATCGGCTTCGGCACGCCGGGCGCGTCCGGGGTCAGCAGCATGGATACCGTGAGTTCGTACGGCAGATTTTTTTCGCAGATTGGCACCCAGCCTTTCGGCACAATCTTGGTTTTGCCGTCGTCGCCTTTTGTCATTTCGACTTTTTCCTCGGCGCGGAAGCACAGGATCAGGTGCGCCCGGACTTGCAGCAGGCGCTGGGTCATCTGCTTGTGCTGCATCTTCGGCTTGATCCAGGCGGCCATCTTGCAGGCTTCCCGGCGCTTCCAGTCGTCGCCGGCCATGCGGTCCAGTTCTGTTTCCTGCCAGTCGAGGATGCCGCCCTCGCCAGCCCATTCGTGCGACATCGAATCCACGACGATGACCTTGTAACCCTGCGCGTCAGCAGCGTGGATGGCGTCGGCGTAGGATGCCGGACGGAATGGCGGCTTGAGGTCGCCGTGGTCGAACTTGAACTGGTCGGCGTAATGCTTCGCCCGCCCGGCCTCGGTGTCGATCACGCAGAACTTGGCGCCGTTAGCCATGCCGGAAGCCAGCCGCATGGCGGTGTAGGTCTTGCCGCCGCCGCTGGGGCCAATCAGCCCGATGATCAGTCCGACATCCTCGCGGACGGCTTTGCGAAAAATGAACGTCATGCTTGCATCCCCTCCCGTTCCTGCAGTTGGTCAAAACGCATGGCTTTTTCCATGTGCTGCGCCTGCGCCCATGCCGGCGGGTCAGGCCAGCAGATGCGCCGCGGATAGGCTGGCCACTGGCCGGTCGCCAGGCAGTGCTGCCAGAGGTCAAGCGCCTGGTTCACCTTGTCGTCGCCCAGCGCACGGAAAGCCGGCGAATAGCCGATGAACGACACTGCATACGGCGGGTCGATTTCCTGCACGACAAACACGAACTTGGGCTGGGTCTTGGCCACCGCCTCGACGCCGCGCAGGTAAAACGCGCCCTGCACGTCGGCCCCGTTGGTGACCATGTTGGTGCGGATCCATGAATCCGGCTCGGCGCTGGCGCCTGCGGTCTTGTAGTCGAGGATCAGGCTGTGGTCGTTGGCAATCCAGTCCATCTTCGACCGGCACCATGCGCCGCCCTCCTGCCAGATCACCGTCTGCTCGGCCATGCCGTCCTTAAGCGTCATGCCGGACAGGTCCGGGCATTGCCGAATGGCGACTTCGCACTCCGTCACCATGTCGGACAGGGCCAGGTAGTTGTCGCGCAACAGCGGGATCAGCCCTTCCTGCCGCGCCTTGTCGCGCTCGGCCTTGGCATCCTTGGTCCGCCAGTCCTTGGCCTCGATGATGCGCACGCGGTCGATGCCACGCAGCACGATTTCATGGGCGGCGGTGCCCATGTCGTACTTGCTGTCGTCGTCGTGCTGGAACTGAGGATTGAGGCGCTGGTGCTGGATCCACGCATGGCGCGGGCTGCGGGCCAGCATGACCTTGGCGATACTGGCCGACAACGACGGCTGCGGGCAGGGGTCGGCGTGATACACCTCGTCCGGCAGATCGTAGATGCCCGGCGCTTTAACCGATGATGTCATGTCGCGCCCCTTCCCGCTGCTCTGGCGTGATCAGCTTTTCTTCCAGCCCCTTGATGGCGGCCAGTGCCATGTATTCCACGACTTCTTCGGCTCGCTGTTTCGGCACCAGCGGGTTGTTGTTGGTCACGCACTCGTACACCATGATGCGCAGCTTCGTTGCCGCCAGGTCGCGGTATTCCTTTGCCGTCATTCCTTATCCCCTCTGAGTTGATAGATACGAACCAGCCGGGCGTGTGCCTCGGCGTGCGCTGCTTCTGTGGTGCCGACCATCACGAACCGGCGGTCGCGGAAGATCGCGCCGATGGCGTTGGGCGGTATCACGGAAAGGTCAAGCACGCGCCGCACGTCGTTGATGCTGACGTGGCCATGCTTGGCGGCATACGAGGCGGCCCAATCGCGGGCGGCGTCGATAAGCCTCTGGACAGTGGTATCTCTTGTGGCCTTGGCGATGCCTGCGTCACGCAGTTCGCGGCCGGTAAAGAGGGATGCGTTCATGCCGGCACCTCGAAAAGGCCGACAATCAGCAGGCAGGCGAGTAGGATTACAGCGCCAAAACGGGGGTTACATTGCGCCCATACAGGCAGGGAGCCGACCACAACATCTTGTGGTTGCCGCCTGAAAAAACAGATTACACATTGTGCGCTGTTTTTGAGCCTGGCGATGCAGGTATCCACTATGAAAACCTCCCTTAATTCAGTGGTTTAAAAGGTTCAATCGTTGACGCTTGGCGCACCACTAGATGTTGCGGTGTTGCTTTTTGACGACATGGTGCGAAGAACGCAGCTTGAGTTCGTTGTCGGCCCGAATGATCAGGCCGCGGGCGGCCAGCACCTGGGTCAAGTGCGGCACCTGTCGGTTGGCAACGATCCTGACCAGTTCCGTGGACAGCGCGGACATGATGGTGGCAGTCCATCGCACGTCCTCGCCGGTATAAATCGGGAACTCCATGCGGACGTTGCCGGGGTATCCCATGCGGCGCAGGCGGTACACAAAATCCGGCAGGGTAGCCTGCGGATCATCCTTGGCGTCACGACGACGAGTGGCCATGCTTTCCTCCGTGTTGTTTTTCCCAACGCTCAATGGCCTTGCGTATGCGAGGGCCACCGCTGAATTTCAACGCTTCTCTGGCGCCGTCAGTCAGTGATGCAATGGCTTCGTCGTCCTCCCTGCGCTCATTGCGCCGCATTTTTAACGCATGCGTGACAATCATGGCAATACTCACGGCCACGAAAACGCAAAATAAACCCGCCACAATTTGGAATATCAGTAGGCCCATGATTATGCCCGCTTGATAAGGTTGGCGACCTGGGCCGGGTGCCATTCCACGTTGCCACGAGGGGTTTTGACCCCGCGGGCCATCAAGCCCTTGGCGATGTCGCGGAGCGTGTGGTAGCCGTGGCGCTGCAGTTCGTTGACGATGGGCAGCACGCGGTCGGCGTATTCGTCGGCCTGCTGGATCAGCACCTTGACCCCTACCCTGCTGCCTTTCTTGGGGTTCGGGCTGCCCAGTTTCACGCCGCGCTTTTTGACGGCCTTCAACGCGGCTCTGGTGCGCTCGGATATCAGGTCGCGCTCATGCTCGGCGATGGCGGCCAGCAAGTGGATGGTCAGCTTGTTGGCGTGCGGGTTGTCGGCGGCCACAAAGTCAATGCCGGCTTCCATCAGCGATGTCATCGCGTGCAGGTTGCGATACAGCCGGTCGAGTTTCGCAACGATCAACGTGGCCTTTTCCTTGCGGCACAGTTCCAGCGCCTTGCGTAACTCGGGGCGGCGACGGCTGCGCCCGCTTTCGACTTCGACAAACTCGCCGGCCAGGATCCACTGGCCGCCGTTCAGGTAGCCCAGCACGCTGTCGCGCTGCGCTTCAATGCCCAGGCCGGACGCGCCCTGCCGGTCAGTGGACACCCGGTAATAAGCCACGTACTTGCCATTGTGCGGTTTGCCCGCGGTGTTGTCGGTTCTCATGTCTGCATCCTTCTCTCTGCGGTGGCCTCCGCGCCTCTGCGGGCACTTGGCAACCTTGCGGCAAGGATGCGCTATCGCTACGCTATCTGTCAAGCCCTCAAACGCAGGGTTACATCGCAAAGGAAAAATATGTCGAAAAAACATGAACTTGTGCCGTTTTACTGCCGGCTGCGCGAGGAAACCCGCGAGCGGCTGGCCACCTACGCCTACCAGCACCGGCATTCGCAGGCGTCGGTCGTTGAACTCGCCCTGCGGGCTTATCTGGCAGACAAGGCGCCGTTGGAGCAGCGTTTGCGCGAACTCAAGGTGCCGGCATGATGCTCACGCTGACCGAGGAACAGCTTGATGAAATCCAGGCGCGGATCAAGACCAAGGGGGCGGCCAGTCGGGTAGTGGCCAACATGGAATCCGAGCGGGACATCAACCTGCGCGAACGGCTGTCTATCGCGGGGAAAAAAGGCGCGGCCGCAAAGCGGCGACGTGCCAAGGATCCCAAGCCCAGGCTGCGCGAGTCGCAGGTCATGGATGCCGTGCAGCGCATTCTGTCCACGCACCCAAAGGTCGCCTTGTTCTGGCGTCAAAATACCGGCGCTGCGCGTCTGCGCGGGTTCTACGTCAAATTCTCATTCAGAGGGGCGGCTGACTGGCTGGGCATGCTGCAGGGTGGTCGGTTCCTCGCTGTGGAATGCAAAGGCACCATCGGCAAGGCGTCCGACGACCAGCTCGCATTCCTGAAAAACGTCAACGATGCCGGCGGCCTGGCCCTGCTGGTGGACGATCCGGACCAACTGACAAAGGCGCTCGATGCCATCTAAGTCAAAACATCAAAAGCACCGATTGGTATGCCGATGCGCGGCGTACCCCTTCCCTCACCGGAAGTTCAGCGGCGACTGTGACCCGCAGGATCCACCGCCGCGCCGGAACATCGACCACATCCTCGACGACCCGCGGCGTGGACAGGCGGAATGGATCAATCGCCAGCGATAGACACCACCAGCGAGGAATGGCGCCGCGAGTGCGAGGCGCGGCACGTCTGCGGCCTGCCGACACTCAAGGCTCGACGTCAATACATCATCGGCGTACTCAAGGCGCGAGGCGAGAAGGCGACGCAGCAGCTAGAGGCGGACGTGCGCGTGCAATGGGCAAAACGGGGTGTCGCGCCTTCCCCACTCCACGCCCCCACGAAAAAAAGGGGTCGCAAGACCCCTAAACCGCCGGCAAGTAACCTGTTCAGCGAGTAATTTTTCGACGGCCGCGGTTGGGTCGCGGCCCTTTTGCCCCAGTCTGTGGCCCAATTGTGCCGAAGGGCAAGCGTGACTGGCCGGTCAAATGGCGGAAAAGCCGTATCCGCGCCAGGTCCGGCGGCCTGGCGCCAGCCTCCCATTCCTGCCAGGTCTGCGGCCGCCTCAGGTCTACCAGAGCGGCCGCCTGCGCTTGCGTCAACCCTGCCGCCAGCCGGTACGCCCGGACCGCGGCCGCGTCGATCCCTGCATTGTCTTGCATCATGTCGCATCCTTTCCCGGCCGGACATAAGGCGCCCGGCCGCGTGATAACATCGCGCCAGCCTGTTAGCCGGCACTCCGTCAAGCCAATAGGTTAGCGGCCGCGATCCTTGCCGGGACCGCGGCCGCGATTTATGCCGCCTTTGCAACCGCCTGCAATGCCGCCTTGCCTGCTCGATTTCTTCGGCGGTCAATGGGACAAGTTTTTTAATCATGCTTTCACTCCGTTTGTATAATCTGCTTTTACGTGGCGCAAGTCTTGGCAAAATACCTGCATGTATTCATGCGCCGGATTTACGTGGTCAGCCTTGCGCAGTCTTTCCTGCATCGCCGGGAAGTCCGGGTACACGCGATGCACGGTTGAATGCGCACGCTTGCGGGCGCCGTCCATTTTGGCAATTAGCTTCGCAACCGTTACGCCGTCAATCTCGCGCACCGCTTCGCCGTTTTTGTAAACGGTCAAGTCCTGATAATCCTGAACCGCCGCCGCCTTGCGCGGTGACGCCTTGCGCACTGGCGCCACCGCGGCACGCTCGACAATCTCACCGCCCAGGTATTTCAGCGACTGCGCGATCACTTCAAACGGCACGCCGGCCGGGAAAGTTACTTGATAGGTTTGCATGTCGGCGCCCTTTCAGATGGCCAGCGCGTGAACGATAGGCCGGGAAATAACCCAGGCCGCCACAGTGCAAAGGGCGAGAATCAAGATGATCATTTGAGTGCTCCGTTATCAGGTTTCAGTCTTGCCGGACTGGTGATCTGTCAGATCACGGTTGCCATAATAAACACGGAAAACGGGCCTGTCAATACCCCAAACGGTATGCTTGGCAACCTTGCGCAATCCGCCCAGCTAGCGCACAGTCGCACCGCCAGGAAATAGGGCGGCCGCCCTCGCCGTCGCGTACACGTCGGCTTACTGGCGAAAATTCAACCTTGTACGGGGTGAAAAGATGAAACCATTAAGCAGTCTTGCCGCCGCCGCGGCAGGCCGGATGCGCGTCAAGAAACGGGCGCCAAAGATTGAGCAGGTAGAGGCAAGAAAGGCCGCCCGCGCCAGCATGGCGCCCCTTGGCGTATTTAGCGCCCGGCTATTCCAGTGCGAAGCCATCCTGCAGGACCGCAACGCATTGCTGGTCTATCTGGCCATCGCCAACCATGCGAAAAAATCCGGGATCACGGAATGCAGCCAAGAGCGCATCGCGGCCGTATCTGGCGCTAGCCTTCGGACTGTGGCGAGAAAGATAGCCAAGCTGCAGCAATACGGCCTACTGAAAAAAGAATACAGCCGCCCGATCCGCGGTAATCCGATGCACCGCCTTAACGTGATGCGCGTCATTTTTGATGATGGCACAAACACGCGCCAGGATGCGCAGGCCATCGCCGGGAAGGATCCCGCAGTAACACGCCATCCCATTGTGGCAGGTAATCCGGGCAGTTATCCACAAGGGCAAACTCCGGACATGCCAAATAACGCGACATCAGATAACCCGGTTACATGCCACATAGAAATGGCAGGTAATCCCGGACATGCCAACCAATCCTTACAGTTACATGCCAAATTGGCCTCTCAGGTAACAAGCCAAACCAAAGTGGCAGACAAACAAAACGAAGTTTTAAACAATAGGGACATACTTGATTGCATAAATCGCGCATTGGTCAGGTTCAGGCAAAAGCCGCTGGAATTCAACGAGGGCGACCTTAAAGCAATCAACGGGACCGCGATCACGGAGCGCGACATAACCGGCGCCGTCGCGGATTACCTGCTCGATTGCCAGGACCAAGGAACGCAACCGCAGCCAACCCTGCCGGCAATCCTTGGCAACCTTCTGCAGGTGCATTGATGTCCACGTCAAAAGCCCAATCGGTCATATGGCAACGTGACAACCTGCCGGAATCGTTTAAACACGATATGGCGCATTGGCAGGCAGGCAGGCCACCCAACCATGTCCAGAGCACCAAGCGTGCAATGGCGCCAGCAATCCGCAAGGCGGCGGCCTATCCGGGCAGGGTTCCTTACCTTCCGGCAATCAACGGGGCGGAAAGCCTTGCCCTTGCCATGCCGCCGGACCGGATCGGCCCAGGCGGCCGCCCGGCCGGCGCCCGGCACGCCAGGCGCAGACCCACCTTCCCCCCCTCCCCCGGTGCCGGTCTATCGGTGGGGTCCCTCTCAAATTTTTTTCAGCCCTTCGTCAAAAGGTGAGGCTATGAGCATAGACATTCGGCTGATGGGTTGGACGTTTACGCAATGGGCAGAAGCTGCCGGTTATGCGGCGCGGTTCATTGGCGATGCTCCGCCAAATATGGATGGTGCCCAGCGGGTTCGGCATGTGTGGCTGCTGAACCGTGCGGACCAGCCGGGCGGGTTGAGGTTGCTTGATGCCGTGCCTGATATGCGCTGGGGTTGGGCGGCAGACATGATGGCTTCCGTGTATGGCGAAATTGGGAAGTGGTACCAAGCATGAATTTTGCAGTCCAACCGTAGAAAAGGAGCGAGTGATGTCAAGTCGTTTTGATGTGTGCGTGCCGCGGAAGCGAAAAGGCAAGGATGGCGAGGACAAGACGTTTTGGGTGCGCGTCGGCGCGGCGTTCCAGAACGAGAAAGGGACGCAGATCGTGCTGGATGCGTTGCCGCTGCCGGATGCGGATGGTCGGTGCGTGCTGATGCTGTTCGAGCCGAAGGAGCGTTTGGACGGTGGTGGTGGTGACCGTCCCGCGGGTTCGTCCGGCGGCAAGCCTGCCGGAGGTGGCCGCGGTTCATTCGACGACATGGACGACAACATCCCGTTTTGACCAGGAGCCTTGAATGAGCGACGACGACCAGCAGGACAACGTGGCACCGAGTCCGGAGCCGCCGCCACCGCCGAAAGGTGTGCCGGCGGATTTTCCGGACCTTCGCGGCTGGGGCGGCCTGCGCAAGGTCAAGCGCGAGGTCAAGCGGTCGGCCACGATCATGGCGAACCGCGAGGCGATTGCGTGGGAACTCTTGGCAATGGGTTCCACCAAGATCACCGACATCATGTCGTGGGACGAACACGGCAACGTGAAGGTGAAGCCGTCGAACAAGATCGACGAACGCAACATCGGCATGATCAAGTCGATCAAGCAAACGTTCGACAAGGAAGGCCGGATGTCGTCGTTTGAGGTCACGTTGTACGACCGTGTGCGCCTGCTGCAGGTGCTGGCACACGCGGCCGGGCTGTTGCAGAAAGAGACTGACGAGGACAAGCCCAGCGTGGTCGGCGTGACGCTGCGCGGGCCGAAGGAGAAGCGCAAACCCAAGACGTACGACAACAAAGGAGATTGACATG